AGACCAAGGACCTAAAGGACCATCGGGTAATTTAGGTGCTCAAGGTCCAATTGGTTCACAAGGTAATCAAGGACCCACTGGTGATGCTCCAACTCCGGAACAAGATGGACCACAGGGTGCTCAAGGTATATCTCCGGGCTCTAAAGGTGATTTTGGTACACAAGGTGAAAAAGGAAATCAACTTGATGGTGGATTTTTTGAATGGAACGATACTATTCAAAAACTATTATTTAAACCATATGGTTGGACAAGTGGAGATAAATTATTTATTGTAGAATTATATCGCTCAGGTTCGTATTAATTAAAGTTGTAATCTATATTTATTATAAAGTTTAAAAAATAAGTTTTGTTATGGAAAAGAAATTTATATTCAATCAAGACCCATCACGATTTTCAGCAGACCATACTAATTACTATTGGTTTCAAAATGGATTTACTTCTGAAGAATTGGCTAGAATTGAACAAATGACTTCCAATTTACCATTTGAAGCCGCAGGCGTTGGTGAGTTGGATAAATCACGAGTAGAAAGTGAATATCGTAAATCATCAATTAAATGGTGTCCTCAAAACGAAGAGTGGGAATGGGTTTACGATAAGCTTGGAACTATGATTTCTGAAGCAAATAATATGTGGAAATTTGATTTGACTCATATGAGAGAACAAATTCAATATACCGAATACTACGAAGGTGGTGGTCAGTATGATTGGCATATGGATTGTGGTATTGGTATTCAAGCACAACGCAAAGTTTCGGTCACTGTTCAATTATCACAACCTGATGAATATGAGGGTGGTGATTTACAATTTATGTTAGGTGCTGGTCAGATTTGGGCTCCACGAGTTCAAGGAGCTGCTGTTATTTTCCCATCATTCTTTTTGCACCGAGTTACACCCGTAACCAAGGGAACTCGTAAGTCATTTGTTCTTTGGGTTGGTGGAGAACCATATAGATAATCTATGAGAAAAACTAAATTACCATCTGCATTAGTTTATGGGTGGGATAAGTTTGGTGAATTCTCTATCCCATCTACACTATCAGAACACGAAGGACTTGTAGAAGATGTAGTGATTTTCTCTTGCGAAAACCATTCTAATTTTTATGTTGATTTTTCAAAATATCAGCCAGATGTAATTATTACATTTGGTGATAAAAATCAGTATGAATCTATTTTAGAAGCATCCAATGAAAATCTTGTAAATACAAAGTGGACTCACCTTGATGAAAGTTTAACTGATGAAGAACTTGCAAATAAAGTAGATGAATTGTCTACCTATTGGAGTTGTGGGTCAAATCAAAATGTGTTTGGTTCTAAAGACCTACCATTCTTTTCAGCATTTACAGGAACTTACAAAACAGGTGATAGAATTTTTAGAACCTATAATGGTTTAAAAAATCAAACTTATAAAAATTGGGAGTGGGTTGTTATTGATGACTCACCTGAAGATGACTTTGATACTTGGAATAAACTACAAGAAATCGCATCTAAAGACCATAGAGTAAAAATTCATAGAATTACACCAAATACAGGCGGTAATGTCGGTGAGGTAAAACACCGAGCTGCTATGTTGTGTAATGGTGATTGGTTATTAGAATACGACCACGATGATGTGATTGCGTCAACATACTTTGAAGAGTGTGTTAACGCATCAAAACAATATCCTGATGCTGGATTTATTTTTACCGGATGTGCTGAACTTTACGAAGATGGTAAACATAAACAATATGGTCCAATTGACCCAACAGGTTATGGTAGGTATGGTTTTAACAATTACACTTGGGCTTATTCTTGGCACGAATGGGTTATCATAGATGGTAAAAAATACATTGGAGGATTTGCTCCGAGTATAAATCCTAAAACAATTAGATACAATATGGGTATGCCTAATCACGCAAGAATGTGGCATAGAGATGTGTATCATAAAGTCAGAGGTCATAATAGATATATTTCCGTAGCAGATGATTTTGAATTAATTGTAAAAACATTCCTAACAACACGAATGTTAAAAATTGATAAAATTTTATACATGCAATGGAATAATTATTCAAGTACTGTTGATATGAATTTAACGGATATTAATAGAAGAGCTAGAATAATTAGAAATTACTATGATAAAGCTATCCACGAACGAATCCTTGAACTTGGAAAAGAAGATTGGGATTGGGATGAAAACACACAAAAATGTCATCACGCTTGGTGGATAGATAGAAGTAGATATTTTGAAAAAGAACAAGTTTTAAATTACACGATAAAATAAGGAACAATATGAAAGTTTTGTTTGTAGTTGGATATCAGAAAAAACCATTTAATCCTTTTATTTGGATTAAAGAAGGAATTGGTGGTTCTGAATACGCTGTTATAAAATTGGCACATCAAATGTCAAAGCAGGGTGATGAAGTTGTAGTCACAGGACAAGTATCCCCTTGTGAAGTTGAAGGTATTAAATATATACCATATGAATTACTTGGAACAAACCAACATTATGATGTTGTAATTGCTACAAATTATATTCACTATATAAATGAACTTGATTCACGAGAAATAACTTTTGATAAATCTTATTTTTGGATTCATAACAATGAATATTACGCATATTGGAATGGTCAGATATTAGAGGATTTTGGAAAAGAACATTTACAAAATTCAAGGATGACTAATGTGATTGCAGTATCAGATTACTCTGCCAAAATGCTTGAAGAAAAATATCCCGAAATGGTGGGTAAGGTAAGAGTTATTCCAAACGCTATTGACCCAACTGATTGGAATGGTATCCGATTTGATAATAAACAAAAAAACAAATTTGTATATACATCAGCTGCTGATAGAGGGTTAAAAAACCTACTTGAAATCTGGCCGCAGATTCGTGAAGCCAGACCCGAAGCAACCCTTTGGGTAGCAACCCCACCATACGCATTAGATTGGTATGAAGACTATAAAGGGTTCTACGATGGTGTTCATTTTTTAGATAATCTACCACCAAAAAAATTATATGAACTGATTGCTTCATCCGAATATTGGGTATATCCATCACAATATGATGAAACTTATTGTATCACAGCATTAGAAATGATGATGGGTGAGGTTTCAATCATAACAACCGATACCGGAAATTTAGCAAGTATTATTCCAGCAAGAGGTGCTATGGTTTCTTCTGAAAGTGATGTTGAAATCTTAAAAAAACAAATTTTAGAAAAACTTGAATTTGTAGAATCCGATGCAGCTTTTAGAAAGTTTTCAAAAGAAAATGCTAAATCTTTTGTTCTAAAACAAACTTGGGAAAATATAGAAAAAATTTGGAGAAATCTTATGAACGAAACACAACCCAACCGACAAGAACAAACTGATATGTTACCTTTACATCCTGAATTGTATTCTTATAAATACGACAAAATTGGATGGTTAGAACGATTTGTAACCTATGATGCAAGAATCAGAGAATGGGATTTAATTTCAGATGAGCAGTTTGATGGATGTTTTACATTTCCATTATTTACACCCGAATTTTGTAAAATGATTCGTGAAGAAGCCGAACATTCAAAAAAATGGACTTACAAAAGACACGAATATTACCCAACCACGGATATGTTGTTATCTGAATTAGGATTGAATGAAATTTATTATGAAGTTCTTCAAACTTATGTAATGCAGTTTATGATTTACAAATTTGGTTTAGAAGGTAAAGGTTGGGATTCCTTGGGTTCTGAAAACTTTTTGGCAAGATACACACCAGACACTCAAGGTCACCTTTCAATACACCACGATGCAGCCGATTTAACTTGTTTAGTTCAATTATCTGACCTTGATGAATATGAAGGTGGTGGAACTTGGTTTTGGAGACAAAAAAAATTAATAAAGGGTGGAATCGGATATTGCACCATACATCCTGGAAATATTACTCATAAACATGGCGCTAGACCTGTGAGTAAGGGAAGTCGTTATATTATTGTATCGTTTATGAAAAATTTGGAAAGGTATTAACCATACTATTTATATTATGAGGTATAAAAAGGAGAGTTAATGGCAATTCAAATTCCAATATGGCCAGGTAGTAGTTCGTTTTCTTCAATATCTGCGTCTTTTTACACAGGTTCATCCGCAACTAAACCAACACCATTTGGTTTTTTTGATGGTGATGCTATCTTTAAATCAGATGCTGATAATGTAGCCAATTGGTGTGCAACCCGATTGGGTTATCCAATTGTTGATATTGAATTACAAGATATTAACTTTTTTGCTTGTTTTGAAGAAGCGGCAAACGAATATTCTTCGCAAATCAATCAGTATAGAGCAAAGGAAAATCTTTTGTCTCTACAAGGTTCTAATTTAAATAACACTCTTGCTAATAAACAAATCAATAATAATATGCAAGGGGTAGTAAACCTCGCAAAAGATTATGGAACTGAAGCAAAAAGTGGTGGTAGATTAACACACTACACAGCGTCATTTACTTTAACATCAGGTCAACAAATTTACAATCTAAATGATAGTAATGTTGTATCACTTGAATCAGGTTCGGTTACAAATGGACTTACCATTCGTAAAGTATTTCACCAAGCACCTCCTGCCATTGTAAGATACTTTGACCCCTTTGTAGGAACAGGTCTTGGTTCACAACAAATGATGGATACTTTTGGTTGGGGTAATTACTCACCAGGTGTATCATTTATGATGCAGCCAATGTATGATGACATATTAAGATTACAAGCGATTGAGTTCAACGACCAAATTCGTAAATCTCAATTTTCATTTGAATTGATTAATAATCGTATTAAGATTTTTCCACTTCCTGTTTCTGGTGATGATAATACCAAAATTTATTTTGAATACACTTTAAATAGTGAAGCTAATAACCCAATCATAGCTTCAAATGTGGTTAGTGACTTTTCAAATGTTCCGTTTGAAAGATTATCATACACCTCAATCAATTCTGCAGGAAGACAATGGATTACCAAATATACTCTTGCATTGGCTAAAGAAGTCCTTGGAGCAGTAAGAGCCAAGTTCTCTGCTATTCCAATTCCAGGCGCAGACATTACATTGGATGGAGGTGACCTTCGTTCCGAAGCGGCTGCAGAAAAAGAAGCGCTTCTAACTCAATTAAAGGAAATGTTGGAAGCTACATCTAAAAGAGCCCTTATGGAAGCCAAGAGAGATGAAGCTGAATTCCTTGAATCTACACTTGCAAGAATCCCAAGACCAATTTACATAGGGTAAGAAAATGGCATTATTTGGCGGTCAAAGAGATATGTCTTTGTTTAGAACCCTAAACAAGGAACTTATTAACGATATTATTGATATTGAAATTTACTACTTTAAATTGGTAGTAGATGAATCAAATACCAATTTGTATGGTGAGGGTAGTAAAAAAGTTTACTATAATCCTGTAAAAATTCCTTCTTTAATTGAGTGGGGTTTAAAAGAACAAATTTCCGATGACTTTGGTCAATACTTTACAAGAACAGCACAATTTAGATTTTTGCGTGATACTTTAAAAGATGATAAAGATATATTACCTGAAGTTGGTGATATAGTTCTTTACGACAATGAATACTTTATGGTAGATATTGTAAGAGAAAGTCAATACTTTGCAGGTAAAAATCCATCTACTTGGGATGGTGGTATAGAACAAGGATATTCAGTATCATTTATATTGGATACACATATGACTCGCCAGACTACTCTTAATTTGGTAGATAATCGTTTTGGTAATTCAAATAACACAACCAACACAATACCGGCAGGAATCTAATGGCAAATCGTTATAGAGTAGTTGACCCAAACAAACCAGATTTGAGACAAACACAAAGCTCAACTCAAGATGACCCTATATTAAACAAAGCCAATCAAGTTCGTAGAGATACGGATAATGTTAAAAACATTTCAATTGGTTTATACGACATTGACCTTGCGTTTAAAGATTTCTTGGAAAGAGATGTTAAACCAATGGTAGAGGAAAATGGTCAATTAGTTCAAATTCCAGTGATGTATTCTAATCCTGAAAAATGGAAGTCAGCTCAAAGAGACCTCTTTATGAGAGATGATAATGGAATGATTTTAACACCAGTTATTGTATTTAAAAGAAACTCCCTATCTCCAAATACGGATATGGCTAAGTTAAAGGTGATTAACGCCGAAGACGCAAGTCAAATGTTTGAAAGAACTTATACCAAAGACAATAGATACGACCAATTTTCAGTTTTAACTAATCAGAAACCATCAAAAGAATATTATTCAGTTGAAAAGCCGGATTATGTAAATATAGAATATTCTACTATTGTTTGGTGTGATTACCAAGAGCAGGTAAATAAGATTGTAGAACAAATTGTATTTTTCCAAGGTCGTTCTTTTGGTGATAGATACAAATTTGTAGTAAAAGCAGATTCATATACATTTGAAACCTTACAAGAAGTAGGTGAAGACCGAATTGTAAAGTCAGAAATTACTTTACAAGTAAAAGCATACCTACTGCCAGAATTTGCTGGTGTTAGAAATAATACGAGAAAAACATTTTCAGTTGGTAAAATTATATGGAATGAAAGTTATGATTTATAATTCTATATTTATAGTATATTAAATAAATTTTATTATGGAAAAAACAGTTATATCACTTACCGAAGAAGAAGTAACCAAGGTAAATGTGTTGCAATCAGGCATCTTACAATCACTCGCTAGATTGGGTGAAATTGAAATAGAAAAACTCCAACTTGAGAGTATTTATAAATCTTTAAACGAAGAAACTGACCAACTTATAAGCCGTTACAACACTTTAAAAGAAAATGAAGGAAAACTCGCACAAGAATTAAAAGAAAAGTATGGTGAGGGTAGTGTAGATTTACAAAACAATACTTTCATCCCTAAACAATAATTATCGTGTTTCCCTAATTTTCTTGGTATTTATTAGTAAGGAAAATTCCAAAAATAGAACATTAGGAGAAAATAATGGCTGAAAGAATTGTTAGTCCAGGCGTCTTTACAAGAGAAAAGGACCTCTCGTTTTTACCACAGGGTATTGGTGAGATTGGTGGCGCTCTTATCGGACAAACTATCAAGGGTCCCGCTTTCGTTCCAACGAGAGTAGAATCATTTAACGAGTTTCAACAAAAGTTTGGTGGTTTGACCGAAGATTCATATCTTCCTTATACCGCACAATCTTATTTGCAGGATGCTCCAAACGCAACTATCGTTAGAGTATTGGGTGCAAGTGGATACACCGCACAAACAATTGCATTGGTAGTTTCGGGTGCAGCTGGTCAAAAAGTGGCCGCTGTATTACATCCAACCACGAATACTTTTGGAGGTAACTATGTAGGTTCTTCAACTTCTACAGTAGTTGCAAGTGGATTGAACAGCGCTTCATTGTTCCTTTTGAATTTAACAGGTAGTTCTGTTACCAATACAAGTGTAAGTGCTTCTTTAAACCCAAGTTCAGAAAACTATCTTACTAAAGTTTACGGATATGCTCCTAAATCTTCAAAGGTAGCATATACCTATATGAACTTTTCTACATTCCAATCAGCATCGTTTGCAGCTTCCAACTCATCTTCAATAACGATTGTAACTCAATCGGTTAGTTATGCTAAAGAATACTCTGAAGCAACAACTCCTTACATTAAGTCACAAAAAGTTGGTGGTGTAGCTACAAACTTATTTAGAGTTCATACTCTTTCTCATGGTAATGCTACAAACTACGAGTTTAAAATAGGTATCCGTGATATCAAACCAGCATCTGAAGTTCCAGGTTCTGAATACGGAACATTCACTTTACAAGTTCGTAGAGTAGATACTGCAAAAATTCCTAATTCTATTTTTGGAACAAATGTTCAAGACGCAGACACAAGACCAAATATCGTAGAAGAGTTCACAGGTCTTAACCTTGACCCAAATTCACCAAACTACATCGCAAGAGTTATTGGTGATAGATATATTACTGTAGATGCAAGTGGTAAATTAAACATAGAAGGTGATTACCCTAATAATTCAGCTCATATTCGTGTTGAAATGGAAGCTGATGTAACGAATGGTGCTATTGACTCATCATTGGTTCCTTTTGGATTCGCAGCACTAACATCACCACTTAATAGTTCATATACTTTACCAGACCCAACTTATGTGGTTTCTCAATCATTGGGTGGTGTCGTAAATACAAAAGTATTCCTTGGATACAACTACGACTTCAGTTCAACTGATAACTTAAACTTTTTATTACCGCTACCAATTGAGGCTCAACAAACAACGGTTGGCACTGCATTTGATTTGGCTACTTGCCAATCAGGTTCAGGTACTGTATCATTAACAAGTGATGTTGACTACAAGAAATTTATGGTTCCGTTCCAAGGTGGATTTGATGGCTGGGAGCCAAACCGAGTAATTTCAGTTGGTGATTCAATTACCGCTGGAAACACCCAAGGTTTAGATTGTTCTTCTGCTACGGCTACGGGAACAATTGCTTTAAGAAAAGCTATCAACGCAATTTCTAATCCTGATGAGTTTGATATCAATATGGTTGTCCTTCCGGGTATTTTACATAGATTACACTCTTCAGTTACCACATTCGCTAAAGATATGTGTGAAGATAGACAAGATTGTTTCTTTGTAATGGATGCAGGCGCATATAGTGATTCAAACACTACGGTTGTAAACGCATTAACTTCGTTTGACTCTAATTATGTTGCTACTTACCATCCTTGGGTTAAAATCCTTGATACTGATAAAAACAAGCCAGTATGGGTTCCACCAAGTGTTGTTCTTCCTGGCGTGATTGCTTTCAATGACCAAGTTGCAGCAGAATGGTTTGCTCCCGCAGGTTTAAATCGTGGTGGTTTAACTGATGTTATTGAAGTTAAGTCTCGTTTGACTCACGCTGAAAGAGATACACTTTACGAAGGTCGTGTAAACCCAATCGCTACATTCCCTGGCCAAGGTGCTACGGTATTTGGTCAAAAGACCTTACAAGCTAGACCATCCGCTTTGGATAGAATCAATGTAAGAAGATTGTTAATTGCTGTGAAGAAATACATCGCATCTTCTACAAGATACTTGGTATTTGAACAAAACACGGCTGCTACAAGAAACCGATTCTTGTCAATCGCAAACCCATACTTGGAATCAATCCAACAAAGAAATGGTTTATACGCATTCCGTGTAGTGATGGATGAAACTAATAACACACCAGACGTAATTGATAGAAATGTTTTAGTGGGTGAGATTTTCTTACAACCTACCAAAACTGCTGAATTTATTGTGTTGGATTTCAACATTCTTCCTACGGGCGCTACATTCCCTGGTGCATAATTTGAAGAATGATATACTTATAAGAAAGATTAGGAGAATTTAAATGGCAAATTTACTCACACCGCAGGAGATAATGTTTACAAATTTTGAACCAAAAATGTCAAACAGGTTCATTATGTATATTGAAGGAATTCCAGCATATCTCATCAAAGCGGCTAACCGACCCGAAATAGCTAATGGTAAAGTGGTTATTGACCACATTAATACTCGTAGATATGTAAAGGGTCGTTCAGAATGGCAAGATTTAAGCATCAGTTTATATGATGCGGTGGTTCCATCTGCCGCTCAAGCTGTAATGGAGTGGGTTCGCTTACACCACGAATCAGTTACCGGCCGTAATGGTTATTCGGATTTCTACAAAAAAGATATTACATTTAACTCGTTAGGACCAGTTGGTGATAAAGTTGAAGAATGGACATTGAAAGGCGCATACATTCAAAATGCAAAGTTTTCTGATATGGATTACACAGGTGAAGATTTGGCTACTGTAGATTTAACATTGACTTACGATTACGCTATCTTACAATACTAATTTTAGATTGAAAAATAATAAACCCCACTTCGGTGGGGTTTTTTTGTTTTAAAAAGTTTTAATTCTATATTTATATGTAGTTTAACATAAACGGAGATTAAAATGATTAATATCATTAGAAATAGAGACACCAAAATCGTATACGCTGTTGTATCAGACGGTAATGTAGTAATTACTGAAACAGAAACTACTTACGATGGTAATATTTTCACAATTGATTCTGAATACCCATACACTTGGTCAAATGGATACGAATGTGTTCAAGCGGAAGTTGAAGTACCAGAAGGATGGCATGGTTCAAAATACGCTTTTGATAATGGAACTTGGACATTAGTATAATAAAATAAAATAAGTTATGACTCAAAATTTAAATGATGATTACACCCACGAAGGTGTAATTGACCAATTACGAAAAGAACACGAAATTACGGAACTGAAAAATTATCAGTTTCCAACCGAAGTTATTGAACTACCATCTCGTGGTTTAATATACCCTTCAGATAACCCGCTTTCAAGTGGTAAAATTGAAATGAAGTATATGACTGCAAAACAAGAAGATATTCTTACAACGCAGTCATATATTAAAGATGGTTCAGTTCTTGACCGACTATTTCAGTCACTTATCGTGTCTAATGGTAATGGTCAACCAATCAAGTATGTTGATTTGGTGACAGGTGATAAAAACGCTATTATGATTGCTGCCCGTGTGTTGGGATATGGTAAAGATTACGAAGTAGAAGTAACCGACCCATTTACAGGTAAAAAGCAAAAAGAAACAATTGACCTTACTCAATTTGATAACAAACCATATGATGGTTCTGCTCAAGTAGCACCTCATACCAATGAGTTTGAATTTACCTTACCCCGTTCTCAAAGAGTTGTAACCTTTATGGCTATGACCGAATCAAAGGAGCGTAAAGTAAAGCATCAAGTTGAAGAGTTAAATAAAGCAAATCGTAAATTAAAAGATGAAACATCACGAGAACTTACAACTCGTTTAAAAACCATGATTCTTTCAGTTGATGGTGACGCTGATAGTAAAGTGATTAGTCAATTTGTAGATAATGAATTATTTGCAGTTGACTCAAAAGCATTAAGAAACCATATTAACGAAGTTGTGCCTGATATTGACCTTAATTGGGAATTTATTTCAGAGGAAACGGGGGAAAGGAGGGAGATGATTCTACCAATGGATGTCACCTTTTTTTGGCCTAACTCCTGAATATAGAAAACACCTTCACACCCATATCTTTGAGTTGATATATCACGGAAATGGTGGATTCAATTTTAATGATGTTTACAATATGCCGGTTTGGGCTAGATTGTTTTATATTAGTAAAATAATTGAGTTTAAACAACACGAAAAGCAATCTCACGACAAGGAAGCTGCTAAAATAAAGTCTCAAACACGAAAAAGGTAATACCCGACACATTTGTTGGGTATTTCTATATTTATACTATATGATTAGAGGGAAAACTATGAAATCACAAAAATTAGAAACCATTATTGAATCGCTTCACAAAAGAGGTATGACCGAGGGTGTAATCGGTGATTTTTTGAAAAAGATTCAAATCGCTATCAAGACAAAACAACTTGATAAGTTGACCAATGACCCTGAATATCAAAAAATCCTTAAACAATACAACATCAAGCCCATAGATTGGGGAAAAAATTACGAATATTGAGTTTAGGGGTATAAATGGCGCTCAATAAAGATAGTCAAGATAGATTAAACGCTATAAGAGAAGAACAGCAACTCCAAAGGAGCTTGCAAAAAATGTTGAGCGACAGAGTTACCAAAAGTAAAGAGTTAACCGATTCTCAAAAAGAACTTTCAGACGCTTTATTAAAAACAAATGACCTTGAAGATAAATTATTAACAATTCAAGAGCAAAAAGACAAAATATTTAAGACGTATGTAGGTAAAAATAAGGACTTGGGTAAAAAGTTGATTGAGCAACTTGAAACTATGGAAGAATACCTAAAGCTTGAGAAAAAACGAAAAGATAAAACCGAAGAAATAAAAGAGCTGGTTGAGGGAACACGAGATAGTCTATTAGAATCCGTTGGTCTATCATCCGATATGTTTAAAAACGGAATCAAGTTTGGTCTTGGTATGATGGTTGCTAAAAAGGCAGCTGATATGGTGAAAACCGCACTTGAATCTACGGTTGGTCTTGCTAAAGAAATGTATCTTAATATGGGAACTACCGCAGGTGAAGCTGCAAGAGTTGGAGCCGAGGTAACAAAAGCAAGTTTGTCTATGACCGGACTTTTGTATGGTTCCGAAGCGGTTGCTGAAGCTGCAAAATCAACCGCTGAATATTTTGGAAGCACGCATGTGATTAGTTCAGATATGTTAAAGAATGTAACTGAACTTAACGCAATGATGGGTGATGGTGCTGGTGCGGCACAAATGAGTCAATTACTTCAAAGTGCAAGTGGTAATGCCGCTGGTCTGACCGATGAAATTAAGGAAATTGCTCAAGGTGTGGGTGTTGACGCTTCATTCGTATTTAAAGAAATGGGTGAAAACGCAAATTTATTGGTTGGTAAATCAAAAGAAGAAATTAAAATACTTGCTAAAAAAACTGCGGAGTTAAAAAAGCAAGGTATGTCAATGGATTTAATGAATTCAGTATCGGAAAATATGTTGGATATTGAGTCTTCGTTAAAAGCGGAAATGAAAGCCAGAGCATTTGGTATGGATGTAAATACAGCTGCAATGCGTGAAGCGGCTCTTGCATATCAGATGACAGGCGATGCTACTGCTTTGACTAAAGCTTTAGAAGAGCAAATTGGAACCGCTGAGGAGTTTGGTAAAATGGGACCAATGCAACAAAGAATTTACGCAGATTCTTTGGGTATGACCTCTGAACAAATTACTGAAATGTTGACTAAACAAGAAGCACTATCACATCAAACCGAAATGTATGGTGAAACAGGTGCAGCCGCTATTGCAAAGGTAACCGCCTTTGCATCAAGTATTGGTACTGGATTTGCTGCATCAATGCCATTGTTGGCTCAAACCACCGGATTTATGAAAAACATTGGGATTGATATGGGTGGCATGGTTAAATCATCCGCAGAATTTGTAAAGAATTTAGTTAAAGCTGGTGCTAGTAAAGTCATGGGTATGTTTGGTAAAGGCGGAGCCGCTGGTGCTACAGCGGCCGCAGGTTCCGCTGTGACTCCACCATCTCCCCCAGATATTGTTGGTGATAAAAAAGGTCCGCAAGGAAAAGGTGGTGGTGGTATTGGAAAAACTATAAGTGGATTAGGTAAGGGTGTTGGTGGCGCTTTAAAAGGAATAGCTGGTGGTTTTGCAGCATTTGCTAATCCAGCAACTATACTTGGTGTAGCCGTTATTACCGCTGGTCTAATTGGAGTTGGATTTGCCCTTAAAGTAGCCGCTCCTGGCATTAAAGCCATTGGTGAAGCTATTTCTACAGTAGTGGGCGCTCTTGGTGATTTTATTGTTAAAATTGCACAAATAGCAAGTCCCGAAGTAGGGCTTGGATTAATGAGTTTGGCTCTTGGGTTTGGCTCACTTTCTATTGCATTAGCTTCATTTGCTATTGCTGGAATAGCAGCGGTTCCTGCTATGGCTGCAGTTGGTGTATTCACAGCCGCAATGAGTATTTTAGGAGCCGTTGGTGATAGTGGAGCCGGAGGTGGTGGTGAAAATACCGGTGACCCATTGTTAGAAGAGATTAAAGGTCTCCGAGCAGATATTCAGTCACAACCAATAGTTATTAAAGTAAACGACAAATTAGTCACGGAAATGAGCCGAGCTAATTCTCGTATGGAAACCGTAAGAAGACAACATAGATAAGGGTTGATGTGGCATTAATAGACTTAAAATCAGACCTTTCAAAATGGAGAAGACCGGTAGAAAAATCGTTGGTGGATAATACACGAACTGAAACACCAAAGCCAACAAATCTGACCCCTCTTTCAGACCTTGCTTC